GCTTATCTATGGTTTGCTGAGGATATGCTGATGCAACATAGAATAAAAAGAAAATAACTAATAATTTCATGCTGAAACCTTCACGATGTATAGCTTAATTTTTGATGATGTATGTCCAGGTTGATTTCCCGATGAGTAACTTACCTGACCTGTCGACGCATTGATCGATAGCGTGATATTTTGAGGAACAACCAAAGAATCATCAATAATTTGATCACCTTGATAATTACCAAAAGAAAGACTCCACGTACCATTAAATGCAGCAATAAATGATCCAACTTGCCTGTAAGTAGCTGACCCAATTCTTTCAACTTCATAGTTAAAGAATACTGACTTATATATGGAACTATCAAACAATAAACCAACAATGTTGGTAACGGCTTGATTGTTTAATAAAACGTAATTTTCTTGATTTGCGCCTGAAATAACTGGTGCAGATGCACTAGTAAATGAATCGGCAAATGAAACAATTCTTGTCACAACTCCCCTCTTTTATAAACTTTCAATCTTATAGCTAGCGGGTTTTCATCGTCCGTTAATGGTACGTAATCTAGTTTATTATTTAAATCTTCATGTTGTCTAATTATTGCTAAGAAACTGACTGAAGTTGGTGCATATCCGCTTGCCGTAATTTTAACGGTATATGTGCCCCTATCAAGCTGAATTGGGCTTGTTGGCACCACAGGATAAAACACATGAGCATAGTTATTGCTTGTTGGAATAGATGCTTTTATGTCTGACGATGTAAATGATTGTGAAAATAACTCTGAAACACCACTCATAATCTTAAGAGCAAATGTACCAGATGGAGAGTTATGCATATATATGTAGGGAATAATTGCCCCTATAGAGTACCTTTCTTCCCCGGATAGCTTTATTTCTTGCGATAACTCAGTGACGAGGGTTTCAATAACAAGAGTGGTCACGTTGCTTCTTCCATTGATAAAGACACAGAATACCTTCCAAATGATGTATTTGTAATGGTTGGAACTGAATTAAGGTAAACCATGCCAGAAAAGCGTCTATGATCATTAACCATTGTATCATCACCAATAGTGACAAAGAATGGTTTAGTGGTTCCCTTGTCATCATATAAAGAAAAAAGCTGATCTAGTTGATCTTTATTAAGAAGAGTTAGCGATATGTTTAAAAGTTTTTGCCTACCGATAATATCGATAAACTTTTGTCCGTACCTATTTTCTTTTACGGTTGAAATGTCTTTGTTTTGGTAGGACCAACTAAAATTTGGACCTCTGCCCAGATCGATGTGTTTACCTAGAAACACCTTGCTTAACTCACAATAGCCTAATGCTGACGTAAGATTAAGCCTAGCAAACCTGTAGTCTTGTTGTGTAAATATCTTATAACCAAGACCGTGAACAGTACTGAAGGTAAGAGAGTCTGTGTATGCTGGTGTTGTGAAGTTACTTGTGGCATTTAGGTTAAAGGATAAGGTTGAGATACCAAAACCGTTTCTAGGGTTATCTACAATAAATATTGAATCGATCTGTGAGGTTTCCTGGAAGTCTAAAATAAGTGTTGATGTGTTTGATGTTGTTCTAAAAACTTTAGACCGTCTTGCGTCTTGTAGATTTGACGCAGGAAAGTTTAAATTTTCTGTACTAGGCGTAAATGTAGCCTGATCAATTAAATTACCAGAAAAGAACTTTAAGCAACTCATGTGGCAAGCCTTGCACCAGATTTAATTTGGTTGTTGATAACTCTGATTATTTCCCGACCGTCGATATTAATGACAACATCACCACCACCCAAGCCGCCATTGTTAATGGCTGAAAAGAGGCTTTCCTGCTGATTTGCATTAAGCACCATTTCACCATCCCTCACGCTTACCATGCGATTATCTCCACCCATTGACGCGCCAATGACACCACCAGTAGCAAGACCTTGAACCCCGGCAATTCTTGCCCCTTGAACTGCCATGGCAGCAGCTGCAATACCACCAAGAATTGCACCAAGAACAGGACCACCAGTCTGAGTACCAAATTCAAAAGACTGCATAACAGCTTTAGGAGTTCTAATTGCTAACTCAGTAAGGGCAGCGGCTTTACCAATAGCAGCAAGTTCTTTGTTGCCAGATGTAGCAAGTGTGGCGGCTGTAGAAAAAAACGCTTGTTGATTATCAAGATCATTTTTTCTTATTTCAGCAGCACCCTTATTCTTAATGTTAATGTCTCTTAATTCTTTATCTTGTATAGCTTTCTTTTTCGCTAAATCAATCTCATCCTGTGTCTTTAAAAAGTTAGCATTTCTTAAAGCCGCTTGATAAATTATTTCAGATTTCTGAAGTTCAAAAGCTGTTAACTTCTCAATGTCAGAAGTGGTCTTAGCTGAAAACCTTGCATCCTCATCTATTTGGTTTTGGAGTGCTAACTGTTGTTTAGCAATAATAAAATTCTGTTCTGATTCAAAAAGCTGCGTTTGCAAAGCTTGAACTCTTAAAAGTTCTTCGTCATCTAAGCCAGAAATAGGGGGAGCTGGGTTATTCTTTAAATCTTGTTGTTTTGTTTTAACGTCATTATAGAATAAATTAAAGTTATTTTTAGCGTCTGCAATTTCTAAAGAAATCTTTGAAAGAAATGTTTCACCACTTGCTGCGTCTTTAATGTCTGTTAAACTTCCCTGAACTGTATTAGCAAGAGATTGAAAGTCAGCATTAGACCTGTCAGCAGCTTCTTTAAAAGCATCACCTATGCCTGGTATAATTGAAACAAGATTTAAAACAGCAGCAGCAGGGGCAAGAATTGCAGCTTGTATAGTAGCAAAAGAACCAGTGACAACGCCTGTTAAGATGTTAAAAACTCTTATAACTGCATCAACTGATAGAACAATTGCGTTAGCACCATCAAAAAGAATATTAAAAAAACTAGCAATGAAGTCAGAGTTGGCATTTCCAAATGCAGAACTAACAGCAGTAGAAAGTGAAAGTATTACAGTATTAAGTGTTTTAAAGGCTGCAATTACAGCAGGGTTTTTAATAATTACATCACCAATACTTTCCTGAAGCTGGTTAAAGACGTTTGAAAGTTGAGCAAATGCACCAGAAAAAGTTCCAACCTGAGCTTGTGCTGCTCCACTAAATCTTGATTCTAGTGTAGTAAGAATGTTTGCAAATGTTTCTGCATTTGTTTTGCCCTTAACAAATTCTATTCCTAGCTTTTGAAGTGCAACTGTATTGCCTTCTGATGCCTTACCTAAAATTGTTGAGGCTGAATCAAGGTCAATTCCTAGAGCGGCTGACAAATCTATTGCTGCTTTAGTTGCTCTTTGCAAACCTTCCGCATCAAGTCTACCCAATGCTTGAATGTATGCAGCGGTAGAAATGACTGCATCATCTTCAATTGCTGTAGTTCTTTGAATCTCAGCAGCAAAATCTTGAAAGCTTTGAACATTTTCTTCTGTGAGTATTCCCGTTTGGGATAGTGCAATGCTTAATCTGTTTAAAGCATCTTGAGATTCTGAAGCAGCTTTTACTGAATCACCAACAAAGTTAGAAAGATTTCTAAACCCGTCAGTTACTAGCTTAATACCACCAATTGCAGCAGCGGATGCAAAAGTACCTAGTGCAACATTTAAAGCTGACCCTAGTGATTTTGCCTTCTTTTCATTTTGTTCAAGAACAACACCTAGCTTATCCTCTATGACTTTGAGTCGAAACTCTATGTTCTCCGCCATTTTCAATCCCTTCTTTAATCCATGAAAAGATCATCTGCTTATCGAAATCTATTTCTGAGTGATGTATGTTTAAACCAAGATCAACCATTGTTTTAAACTCAATATAATCATGAATATCACTCACAACATTTATCAACTCAGATGCTTTTTCAATCCCAACTAAGTCATCTAACTCTTTACGCTTTAGGTTATTCCTGACAGCGCTTAGCGCATCAGGGATTAAGCTTTTTTTGAGAAAGCAACCACCAGCTTGTTTAGAATTTGATCAGCTATAATTGAAATAGGCAGTGTCATTTCTTCGCCAAAATTGTTCAGCTCATCAAAATTTGTAATGCCTTCCATCTCACTATAATCTAAAAGTGGTCCAATTTTTTCCATGATAGAAATCTTTGCACCAACCGGGTCTTCTAGTCTAAAAAACTCTTTAGCCTCTTTTAAAAGCTTCATGTTTTCAATGACTGTGGGGTTTCTGTATTTAAGAACCCCTTTCGGGGTTTCAATTCTATTCAATCAATACCTCTTAAACAAAGTTCAAATAAACGTCTTTACCTGTTGTAGTAACATACCCGTTAAGTGAGATGTTAACCTGGATAAATGAATCGCCTGAAGTTGTGTATTTTGAAACTGTACAGTTCTGAATATAAGCGTTGAAGCACTTGCCCGGTACCCAGTTTCCACCAGATTTTGGACCGCAGTTCATCATTGCTGAGATACCAGAATTTTTAAGAAGGGCATCAAGTAAAGCAACATCATGCTTTTTAAGAACAGCAGAAACTTCCATTGTTGCAGTTCTGGCAGTAGGTACTTTTTCAAGAACGCCTGACTCTTCACAAATACAATCAACATCTTCAACAGTTTTAGAAACCGTAAGAGAAACCGATTGAGCACAAAAGCAAATATTATCTGTCTGGTTTCCAATAAATAATTCAGCACCTTTAACAATAATATTATCAGCAGAATCATATGAAGGCGTTAATGTTGCAGCGTATGATTGTTCATTATCAGAGGCATAGCTTAATGAACCAGTCTTGTTTGCAGCAACTGAAAATCCAATCTTATCACCAATTGTATTGGCAGCATTTGCACCAGTATTGAAAAGAAGAGAAAGAAGGGTAGCTGTACCTGCGCCAATTGTGAACTTACCAGTTGAAGAAGAAAATACAACTGTAAATGCTTTGCTTGATACTGCGTTCATTGCAGCCGCTAAAGCATCTGCAACTTCAACAGGAGTCTTGTAAATTGCAGGTGAAACAATTGCAGCGTATGTGCCTGTATTGTCCGTAAAATCTAAATAAGTATCTGTTGCAGTGATTTCAATTGGGTTATAAAGATATTTAGTCCCCTCAAAAGAAAATTCTACCTCAGCAAAACCGTTAGCGTCCATCTTGATAGAAGCTTCAGTAACAGTGTTACCAGCAGATGCTTCAACTGCAAAACCATTTCCAAGATATTTCGTTGTTGAAAATGTAGGGTGTCCACTAGCTTGTGGCAAGTAAGTCACTGCCTTGCCTAGTGTTGTACCAGCAGCAGGAGCAGAATCAAGAGCAAAAGCAAGAGTCAGATCATTACCTGCAATTGATTTTACGTTAGCAATTTTGTATCCATTGCCTTTCTTAACTAAGAGCGCCTGACCTTGAACAAAGTCAGAACCAGATGTAACTTTGATGACTGTTGTAGTTGATGATGCAAGAGCAGTTTTTTCAACTGCAATGATATTCTTTGAACCCATAACAGATTCGTAAAGAACACCAACCTCAGTTTCAACGCCTTCAACACCTGAGTGCTTAAGGTAAACAGAATGCTTACCAGAAAGCTTTTCTTTCCCAACTGCTGACTTTGACGCACCAATATCGTTAAGAACCTCATCAGATTCAAGCTGTTCAGGTTCAAATGAAATTTCATTTCCCGGTCTTAGTGGAACAAATTGCGCGCCTAGTGTTGGCTTAACATAAGTCCCTGTAGTTGTTTCTTTTGCTAAGGCAAAAACTGAAGCTCTTTGTAATGCAACCGCCATATGTACTCCTAATTAATTAACTCACTGATTAATATGTTAAATGTAACTTCTCCAAAAAGATAGCGTTTCTCTCCACTTGTTAACTCTTCAATACCCGATATGTTTGTTATCTCAATTCTATCAACATTATTAGACTGGTTTATTTCTGATGGTGAAAACAAGATACTGGCAAGTGTTTGCTGATCTTCTAAAATAAGAGATGTAACTGAATCAAAACCATCCTCTTTGCCTGATAATGAAACAAATTGACGCACCAATACAACAGAAAACGATCTGCTTAATGAGAGATTGCAAAACTCAATATCTTCTCTGTTAGCCTCAAGGACCTTTATACCAAATGCGTCCTTTCTTACTATCTCAGGGTTTTCAGCAATTTCATAAGGGTTGTGGAGTCTGGTCTTTGCAGGGAAAGCAGATGTAATTGAAGAGATTAATGCTGAATAAACTGTTGAAATCTTACTCATCGGGATAACCACCCCTCAGAATACCTAACGTCTACAGCATCAACAATGCCATTGTTATTTGTGTCCACTGAGTATTTTGAAAGGTCAATTCTTCTTAAGTATTCTTCTTTTGCGTGTTGTCTTTGTTCGTTGTAGTCAGAACCAAAAGCATTAAAAATGATTTCCGCCACTTTTGCGACACTGGCGGGAAGTAAAATATCTCTTTCAAGAATTTGTTCTTTGCCTACAATAATGTTTTTTTTCTTCATATCCTGAACAATTAATTCACCTGCCTTAATGTGCTGTTCTTCCCATGTTGTTTTCCCAGCCTCAAAGCTTGTCAGGAAAGTTGCATCATTAAAGATTGGATACTCTGAATATAGGTCTTCATCTTCTGAAAACTTATTACCGATCCATTGGAGTTCGATGTTGTTTCTTAGGGTAACTGATACTGTTATCTTCATCCAATACTTGTCGTATACAGTGATGCTTTCAAGATCAGTAATTGATTGACCGCTTGCGTTGGTGCTTTCCATTAACCACTGCTCATCACGATCCGGGGTAAACTCAATAAACCCAGACTGAGAAAAGGCAAATGTATAGTCGTTTAAGTTAACGGAGTTGATCCAATTCGTTCCATCCCAGTATTCTATTTTTATAACTGAGTTGATGTTGTTAACAACTGAACCCATTTTTATGTAAAGATGATTTAAAGGGAAATCAGAACCAATATATATGGCATCCGTTGTTGCCATGGACATTAAATAAGTATCAGATTTATACTTGTTAATCTGTTTAGTTATTTCTATTAAATTTGATGATTCTTTAAAAAATATTCTCATGATTCGCCTTAAACCACTGCTGGTATTAAATTAGTATTTTTCTGAATCTCACTAGATTTTACATTTAAATTATCTTTAATCAACTTGCCAAAACTTCCAGACGTTGAAAATTCTGGGTTTGTAAGTAACTCCGTTAAAATCTCCGTTACAATTTCGGTCGCTGTCTTGTAGTAAGTTCCAACCGAGTTATCATTTGGAACACCGGCTATAACGTCCGATTGGATTGGAACGATCAGAGAACCAACAGAGCCTATTCCGTATGTAACTCCGTTTCTTACGTTTGTCTGAATAGGGTTATTAGAAGGGTAATTTGTAGAATAAATTTTTTTGTAAGTATCCGTTTCGTTTTCTGTTCTAAAAGACCAAACAGCCTGAGATGAAGCATAGATAGCAGTATTAGTTGATTCGATAGCGTTGTAGTTGAAGCTGTTTATTACAGGAGTGCTAACTATAACCTTACCAGCCGTATCAATTGCATGGAAACTATCTGAAGCCGTGACTGTTCCGATGCAGGTAGTTTGTCCGTTTCCAGTGGTTATAAATCCAGGTGCTAAACCAGCTGTGACATTTCCTGTGATATTGGTAGTACCAGCTGCTGAATTAGAAATCGCATACCCTGTGATAGTATTCCCGCCAGTTACATTCCCAGTTACATTTAAGGTAGTTGATAAAGTATTTCTAACTGCTGGGCTAGTCCTACCTAATAGATTGCCGTTAAAAGTTAGGGACCCTCCACCTACGTTATTAACGGCATACCCAGTGGCATTAGTTCCGCCAATTATATCCCCGTTAAAAGTAATAATTGATCCGCCCTGAATGTAAACGCCAAAGCCGTTAGCAGAAAAACCGCCAGTGATTTTAGAATTTATCGTCAAATTAGAATAACCGCCATTCAGATTAATCAAGCCAAAAGCACCACCACCAGCAAAAAATTCAGTTAATATTCCACCACCTGTACAGGTAATCGAAGTGCAAGCAAAAGTGGGCTGATAATATCCGCCTCCAGTAGAAAATAATGAAGCTACATTTATGGGAACATTGACTGATATAGCTGCACCCGATGCGTTAACATCATCTCCGGGACCGGGAATTATTCCGCCACTCCAAGTAGAAGGGGAAGTCCACAAGCCCGATGCTATTGCTACACGAGTCGCCATTAGACAGCCGCTGGTATGAGGTCAGTGTTCTTTTTTATGTCGCTTGATTTAACATCAAGGTTATCTTTCACTAATTTCCCAAAACTAGATGCTGTAGAAAAATCAGGATGAGACAAAAGCTTTGTGAAAAGTTCTGTTGAAATAGCAGCAGGAGTATTTGTGTACGTACCTACTGTCGCATCAGTTGGAACACCTGACACCACATTGCTAGGAGATGGAACAATTAAAGTACCAGTCAGTTCATTTGAAGCACCATAGGCAACACCGCTTCGGACATCTGTCGTAGTAGGATTGCCCAGAGCAACACCAGCACTATAAAGTACTTTGTTAGCTCCAAACTCGTCTTTGAAGGTCCAAGTAACATTTGAGGCTGCGTAAAATCTTGTTGATAAAGCGTTTACAGCGTTGGCTGTTGCTGAGTTTACGCAAGGAGATGTTAAAGTCACTGTACCAGAACTTGCAATCCCAGCGAGAACACCAGCGGTCACAGTACCAATTACTGTTATAGGAGAAGTCGTGTTTACTGTACTTATTCCCGGAGCTGCTGTTGCTGTCACGTTACCAGTCACGTTAACTTGAGAGGAGGCTACGACAGAGACACCTACCGCAGCAGCAACGTTACCTCCAGTAATGTTACCCGTTACATTTACAGTACAGGCTGTAGTGTTTCTTACCACAATTGCACCAGCTCCTGTGATGTTTCCAGTGATTGTTATAATATTTGATCCTGCTAAATTGTTGATACCATACGACGAAGATGAGGTGCCGGATACAACGTTTCCAATTACGGTTAAATTTGCACCGATTGAACCAGCAGGGATAAGTACGGCTGCAAACCCTGTTCCGGTACCCCCTGAAACAAGACCGTTTATTGTTGTATGTCCGCCTACCCCGTTCAAGGCTACTGTTCCAATTGTTGTTATCCCTGAAACAATACCTGCACCTGTAGCAGTAATGACGTACCCTGGTACTAGAGTTTGAAAAAGACCACCAACAACCGCTGGAGCTTGAGCTGTGTTTCTTAAGGACAATACAGTTACGTTTTGGTCAATAGTAACCGTGAAACCGTTTGCATGGACATCATCTGCCACAGTAGGCAAAGTTCCACCGTTCCATATTGCTGTATTTGACCAGTTGCCTGAAGCAACCGCATATCTTAACGCCATACTAGAGCCCCTTAGATAGAATAAACTCCTGGATTTTTCCCATGATACCCGACACAACATTTCCTAAATCAGCATCGCCCTGAGCAATGTTTTGAAATACATCACCATAGGCGACAGCCTTTGTATCTGATTCACAGAACTCAAGGTTTCCATCTTCAAGAACTCTGTAAGGGGTAAGTCTTAAAGCCACACTCCCGCCAATGTCATTGCCTTGAATGTTTGGAGATACTGCTAAATTGACCGTGAAATATGGATAAGAAATTCCGTCTTTAATGATTGGTGTTGTTGCTGAGATAGCCATGGTAATTCCTTATGTGTATGCAATCGAGGTTAAAACACCCGAAGTATAAGTTAATGTTTTGGTTAGTTGTATTGATAAAGGAGTAGACCCACTAAGAACTACTGAGGTTAATAAGCCGCTTGTGTAGTTAAGAGTTTTCGTGATTGTTCCTACCGAGGGAACTGTATAAACAATTGAAGTCAATGTCCCTGAAGTGTAATTTAAAGCGTAGTTGTATTGCTTCAAATTCTTGGAGACTGTTTCAAAAGTTATGCCTAGTAAACCAAACCGCTCTTTGTCTATAAAGCAATTATCCCAGTCTAAGACAAGTATTCCACCCTTATCCAATAAGTTTCTTGCTTCATAATTTAAAGAGTTTTTTGTTGCTGAATCTACGAAATTTCTAAGCTCAACATCGTAGTTTGGTGAGTCATCGTAAAGAATCCCTTTCGTCGCAACACTTAACCAATTTAACCCTGATGCGC